GACGCAGGAAGCGACAGAGGTAATCGTCAACCGACTCAAAGCAATGCTACAGAAGATTTGCTTTTAGGATTTGCCGCAGGAACTTTTTACATTCGACTGACAAACACTGGCAACGAAGACTGTCAGGGTGTATTTCGAGCAAGGTGGGAAGAACTGTAATGCCATTAGAAGTAGGCAAAAGGTACAGAATCAAGGGTCAACTTGTAGACATTGTTGACTCTAACGCAGCAGGCAAGAAGAAAGCTGCTATCACTTCAGATGGCAACAGAATCAACTTCGGGCAGGCAGGAGAAGTTGTCCAGCCCGGAACCGAGTCAGGGAATAACTACTGCGCTCGCTCCTCTGGCATCAAGTCAGGCAGGGGCTTGAGCGCAAACGACCTAGCTAGAGCTGACTGGCACTGCAACGGTAAGACCAGCAGAGAGAAAGGCCCAAGCCCAGTAGGAGACAGCTAATGCCTGTTCAGCGTTGCCAGAAAAACGGACGCAGCGGCTATAAGTGGGGAAAGAGCGGAACTTGCTATGTAGGCAGGGGTGCTAAAGCCAAGGCAGAGCGTCAGGGCAGAGCAATCCGAGCAAGCGGATACAGAGGATAAAAGATGGCATACGGCACAGATTCAGGTCTAGCAAACTACGCATCCGCAAGAGGTATTACACTCAGCGGCACTGAGTCCGTTCTTCTAACGCTTGCCCACGATTACATCGAGTCTCTTGACTACATTGGCGAGAAGACCGATGAGGATCAGGCTGATCAGTGGCCAAGAGATAAGGCTTTTGTTGATGGCGTAGAGCTTGACAAAGACACTGTGCCACAGGACATCATCGACGCAGAGTATCAGACTGCCATTGCCATTGATCAAGGCAACAGTCCTTTTGCAACGATTACTCCGGGGATCAAGGCAGAAACCGTTGACACTATTTCGATTGAGTACCAAGACGGTGCAGGTAATCGCAGCTTTGACCCGATGGTCAACCTAAAGCTACGCAGGTATCTCAGAGGAGGCAGCGTAGGCTCAGGCAACATCGGTGTAACCCGTGCCTAAGTTTGACTATCAGACTACACAGGATACAGCCTACAGGCTTATCAACAGGTTTGGCCAAGAACTGACTTTTATTAGGCAGACTGGCGAGACCTACGACCCAGTTAACGGCACTGTAACCTCTTCTGAAGAAAGCTACACTGCTGACTCTGTTTGGTTGAACTACAGGAACGAAGAAATTGATGACACGATTGTCTTGCAGGGAGACGCAAGAGTTATCGTAGCGGGAAGCGTTCAGGTAGACGACAGAGTGACTTTTGAGGGGCAGGAGTGGAGAGTAGTCACAGCTAGACCTCTGAACCCCGCAGGCGTAGAGATTTACACAGAAGCGCAGGTAAGGAAGTAAGATGTTTAGAGAAGTGACATCAGCTCTGGATCAGATCATCGCTTCGCTTCCTGACGCACCGCCGATTGCTTTTCCAAACGTAAACTTCACTCCTCCAGACGGTCTCTATCTCGCTGTGATGAACATGCCCGCTGACGGTGTGATGTACAACTTCAGCAGAGCGCAGAACACACCCGGAGTGTACAGAATCAATGTTTATGCGCCATCTAACAAAGGCCCAGCAGAGGCCGAGACTATGGCTGATAGCATCGCTGGACACTTCAGATCAAAGAGCGAGCCTATCCCGCAACTGTTTATCGAAGAGATTAACTTCTCTCCAGCAATATCCACAGACTCAGAGTACCTTCTTCCGATCAGCGTAAACTGGAGATACTTCCACAATTATGCCTAGCGCACAGTTCTCAGCAGAAGCCTTTTCAAAAAGAATGACTGAGATTGTAGAAAAGGTTGGAAATAGAGTAGAGCAGGTTGCAGAAGATGCTACAAAAGACCTGTTCAGAGAGGTTATTGAAGAGACACCCGTAGGCAGACCAGAAACTTGGTCAAGACCTGCACCTCCGGGGTACATACCCGGAAAGGCAAGAGCAAACTGGATGCCCTCTACTGGCGCACCAGACACAACCGTAACAGAGTCGCGGGAGAGTTCCGTCAGCAGGTTGGGCCTTCTTGACGGGAATGTTGCAGGTAATCTTGTTTACCTGACTAATAGCGTACCTTACATTTACCGCCTAGAGAAAGAATTTTGGTCTAACCAACAACCAAACGGGTGGGTTGAAAGAACTGTAAGGTCATTTGAAAACAAATTAACAAAAGCAATCAGAAACTTATCAAGTTAGGAGATAAGAAATGGCATCAGGCGCATTTACTTCCGCAGGAACTACTATTGGAGTCGTCGCAGACGCTCCAGCTACTTATGATGACACTGGTTTTGAATCACTTACGTTCGACTTGATTGGCGAGGTCACAGACCTTGGTGAGTTTGGTCGTGAGTACAGCCTTGTAACTCACAATCCGTTGGGTGATCGTCAGACTGTCAAGCGTAAGGGCAGCTTTAACGACGGCTCAATCAGCATGACTGTTGCCCGTGTACCGGGTGACGCAGGCCAGACTGTTCTTCAGGAAGCTCTGGACAGCGACGACAACTACAGCTTCAACGTCACCCTACAGGATGGCACTGAGCTGTACTTCTCAGCACAGGTTATGAGCTACACTGCAAACGTCGGTACTGTTGATCAGATCACCACTGCAAGTGTTACGATTGAAATCACTGACGAGATCATTGAAGTAGCACCTGCTTAATCTTTCCATTAGCAAATAAGGCCGGGGGTCTTAATCTATGAAGCTATCAGAGTTTAACTCAGTTGAGGGTTCCAACGAAGGCGCAGTTCTTTACCTAAAACACCCGATTTCGGGAGTAGAGACTGACGCTTGGATCAAAATGGCAGGGCCAGATTCCAAGTTGGCAAAGCAACGTCGGGCGCAGATTCAGCGTCTTCTTCGCGGCAAGCGTAATGTTTCTGACATTGACATCGACACGCTTGAGAAGGAGGCACTTGAAACTCGTGTGGCGTTGACCCTCGACTGGGGTAACATCGAAGACGAAGGCAAGCTGGCTTTCAACGAGAAAAATGTTCGTAAGGTCTACACTGACTATCCTTGGGTTGCAGAGCAAGTCGATGAGTTTCAGGCAGACCGCACCAATTTTTTTACGAGCAGCTCGGAGTAGCAGAAACATTTGTAAGATTTAGGTCTTACCTAGCTACTCCACCCAAAGATCAATCAAAACCGAGAGAAGATTTCTACTTTGGCCCTGAACCCGATCCGGGGCCACTTCTCTACATCATCCAGTGGCTCTACGAGATTGGCCCGATAACAGCGTCCAGCATGGGCGCTCAGTCGATAGGATGGGATGATATAAAACACTGGTCTGATCTTATGGGATTAGAACTTGAGCCTCAAGAAGTTAACGCTCTTCGTCAATTATCAGCCGCCTACCTAGATCAGATGCACAAGGCAAAAGAGAACAACTGTCCTCCGCCTTGGGTAGACCCTGACCAACTAGACAGAGATAAAATCGCAGATAAAGTCAGCAGCCAGTTCAAGGCTCTGGCAAAAAGAAGGAAAGAGCGAAGTGGCAGAAGTCGGCAGAATACAGATTGAGGTAGATGCAAGGCAGGTTGACAAGGCTGTTGACTCGCTTAACAAGTTAGGAATATCTGCAAGAAAAGCTGGCAATAGTGTAGACGGATACACTCAAGACACAAAGAAAGCTACAAGAGCTACGAGCAAGATGACAAAATCTTCTCGTACTCTAACGAGAGCTTTAGGATTTTTAGGTGTAGGCGTAGGCGGCCTTACCTTTGGCGCTCTTGCTAGACAGGTAGGCGTTGCAACCACACAGCTTAACAACATAGAAGCGACTATGAGAGTCGCTGCTGGCAGCTCAAGAGCGGCATCAGAGCAACTTGCGTTTATCAGAGAAGAGTCTGAAAGACTGGGACTGTTTTTACCAGCAGTTGCCAAGCAGATGGCACAGTTCTCGGCAGCGGCTCGCGGAACATCTATTACAAGTGAAGAACTAAAGACTATCTTCACAGGCATTTCAGAAGCTTCTCGGGCGATGGGCTTGACAGCACCAGAAACCGAAGGTGCTATGAAAGCCCTCCAGCAGATGATGTCCAAGGGCAAAGTATCTGCTGAGGAACTGAGACAGCAGCTTGGTGAGCGGATGCCCGGTTCTATTCAGATCATGGCTGCATCGCTTGATGTTACCACTCAAGAACTCTTTAAAATGATGGAAAACGGCGAGCTTCTCTCAGATGAAGTTCTGCCTAAGTTTGGTCGAGAGTTGCAAAGAGTCTTCGGCGGAGAGGCTGAGGCGCAGGCCAACAAACTTGCTGCTGCTATCGACAGACTAAGAACCTCTTTCTTTGATTTAATGGCTCAAGATGAAGGCTTGCCGGGTGCTTCACGAGCAATCAATAGACTAGCAAAAGCGGTATCCTCTTCTGGATTTCAAAAAGGCTTCGATCAAGCCATTCAATTCGTATCCAATTTTATGGCGGTTATTGCTCAGAATTTGGATCACATCATTGAGTTTGCTAAGTTATTAGGAGGCGCTGGGCTAGGTGCGGCAGTAGGGATGCTTATAAAAGGGTTGGGAATCCTGAACGCATCTCTTACTTCCTTTATAGGCAGACTTGTCGCAACAAATACTGCAACTGTTACTCTTGTCGGAAGCATGACCGCTTTGTCTACGGTTATGGCAAGAATTGCTGGCCCAATAGCTATTGTAACAGGGGCGATTACTGCATTTGAGCTATTGAGAGGAGAGACTCAAACAGCAGCAGCAAAAACTAAGATTTGGGCAGATGAGCTAGAAAGAGTTGAAAACACTCTTAATGGCATAACAGAAGAAAGGCCCAGATTCACTTTTGAAGAAGCAGTAGAGGCTTCTCAAAATTTTGAGTCTCTTAGAGACAGGGCAGAGGAGCTTAGAAAGATTGTGTCGGCTCAAGAAGAGCAAGGACTCTTGAGGACACAAACAGAAGAAGGCAGAGAGCTTAATAGAGTTCTAGCTCAACTAAGAGCAGCAGAAGCAGCAAGAAATGTTGTCATGGCACAATCAGTGTCAATGATGGAAGATATTTATGACCCAAGAAGGGGTAGGGCTAGAGCTGCTGCACTTGAAGAAGAAAGAAGAAGGCAAGAGCGCCTTTTAGAGTCGCAAACAAACGCTATTAATGTTTTGGCTGACTATGATGAAGTCACTGCTGCTGCGCTAGAGTACAGAGACTCTGTTGTACAGCTGAAGTCTGCATTTGAGGAGTTAAATCTTCCAGCAGAGCAGCAAGAGAGGATCTTGTCTGAGGTCTATGACAGGTATCAAGAAAACATCGCTGGGGCTAGTGACTTAGCAGATGAAACAGACACTTTGGCAAAAAAGGTGTCTGATTTCCAGAGTAAGTTTGGAGTATTGGCTGCTGTTGACCCTCAAGTTGGATCAGCTTTCGAATTAAGAGAGCAGCTCTCTCAGATCAAAACCTTAAGAGATGAAGGTTTGATCAGCCAAGAGAGATCAATAGAACTTGAAAAACAGGCAATGCAAGCCTATCAAGAAAGCTCCAAAGAGATAGACAATATCTCAAAGAGTCTTTCAAGTCTTGAGACACCAATGTCAAAGGCGCAGAGAGACGCTAAAGAAATAGCTGACGCTATAGAAGGTGATCTTTCTGATAGCATCACTGATGTTATTATGAATGTTGAATCCTTGTCTGATGCCTTTGCAAGTCTTGCTAGACAAATTGCTAGAACAATCATTCAGCAACAAATTGCTAATCCATTAGCACAAGGAATAAGTGGATTTGCATCGGGTGCGTTGGCAAATATGTTTGGCGGGGCCGGTGCGACAACATCGGCAAATGTACAAGGCTTTTCTGGCAGCGGTTTACAGCCAGTACAATCTGGCAATCTAAGCATGCTTCCGCAAAACGCAAACGGTGGCAACGTCTATGGAGGCGCACCTAGTATAGTAGGCGAGCGTGGCCCAGAACTCTTTGTCCCCGGACAAGACGGCAGAATCATCCCTAATCACCAGATGGGTGGTGGCGGAGATGTTACCGTCAACATCATCAATCAGGGTGGCGAGCAGATGCAAGCAGAACAGCAGCAGACTCGCAGAGGGCCGAACGGCGAGATGACTGTAGATGTCATGGTCAAGTCCAGCATGGAAAGGTTAGACGCACAAGGCCAGCTTGATGGCATCTTCCGTAGACACGGCGCAAGAAGACAGGGGCAGTTCTAACTATGGCAACTTGGCCTAGCACACTACCGCAGAGATTACACCAGCAAGGCTTTCAGTATCAAGCCCCGGACGGTTCTATCAGAACTGATGTTGAGACTGGGAAGGCTTTCCAGCGCCGTCGCTTTACAGCAGCCGTAGAGCCTTTCTCTGGACAGATGTATCTTGACAAGACCCAGTACACCACTCTTCTTAATTTCTGGCGTAATACGCTTGCTATGGGCAGCTTAGAGTTTGATTGGGTTCATCCCATTACAGAGGAACCTGCAACTATTAGATTTGTTGCTAGTCAACCTTTTACAATCTCTGTTGCCTCTGGAGAGG